CGGTCTCGTTTGAGGTAATGGATCACTTTTCTTAAAGCTTACTTAAAAGCATCTGGGGACGCTGGGGAAAAACCTGTGGTATAAAAATTATCTAAATTTCTACTTTAGAATAATTCTAATTTATAGTTTAAAATTATTTTTTAAAATAATTGTTGCAAAGGTATATAAGATACGATAAGACATTAGACTTAATCAACAAAGGAGAAAAAATGGGATTAGATCAACACGCACACCTACGAGGTGAGCAAATAGATTGGCATAAATATTACTCTGATGATAATGATGATCAACAGAATATTTTTGTCTGGAGAAAACACGCAAGACTTCAGCAGTTCATGGCGAAGAAGTGGGCAGAGCAAAACCCTGCTGAAAATATAGAAGGGCATTTAGCACATCTAGGGTTTAACGCAGATCAAGAAGCCCCTTGCTATATAACCGAAGAAGTTGTGAAAGATTTAGCAGAAGCTATATCAAATGACTTCAAGGACTATGAGGCAACAGATGGTTTTTTCTGGGGGCAACAGTTCCAAGAGGAAAGTGTTAAAGAGTACAAGGAACAAGATATCAAGTTTCTTAAATTTTGCGAACAAGCTATCAACGAGAAAAAGGTCGTTGAGTATTGGTGTAGTTGGTAATGGCTAAAGATAAATTTAGCGAGGCGACAGTTGTCGCCTCGCCTCGTTCTCGCTCGCTCGGTCTGTCGGTAAAAGATAACTCAACCACAAGTCCCTTCGCTTCGCAGGGGACAGGTGGCGAGGAAGAAAAAAAAATAAAAGAAAAATTAATATCAATAACAACTGATAAGGACACAAATGTTTTTAGTGATTTTGCTAAATTTTTGGAACAGCAACTCAATGAGCATATTGAAAAAGAAATTAAAAAAAAGTTAAATTAATGTTGCATAAGATTTAATAAGATATATAAACATAGAGTATTCATAAGAATACATAACTTAACAAAGAGGTAATAAATGCCACAAGCAATAAAAAAGCTAAAGCAAGACGAAAAAAAAGTAGTCCTAGCTTATGCATCACTAAAGCTAAAAGCAAATAGACTATCTAAAGAGTTAGATACAATGAAAGAACACATTGTAAATCTATTTGAAAGAACAAACCAAAACTTAATCATTGTTCAAGATGAGAATGGTAATAGCTTTGGTTTGCAAAAGATTAATAGAGTTAGAAAATCTTTTGATAAAGATAAATTTAAATTATCACATTTAGATTTATGGAATGCACACCAGAAACAAATTGAGTATTGTGAATATAAGGCTATTGGCGAGGTATCAAATGCCTAGTAGTTTAATTAATATTGCTCAAGCATTAGCAACTAGAGTTAAGGGAACAGAAGTTGGTGAACAGACACAACACCAACTTGATACCAAGAGAACTACAAGCCTTAACTATGAGTTGATGTATAAAATGCTTGAGAGTGAAGTAGAAAAACACATACTTGAAAATCAGGGCAATAGATGTGTTGATGAATTTAGGCAGAACATACTGACTAAATTCCAAGACCTAGTTCAAATACTTATCAAGTAATCCTAATGCGTGGGCGAGTTATCGCCCACGTTCACACACCTTGCATAGCAAGGCTCATACTCAATCTCAAAATACTTTTTAAGATTTACGCGACAGGTTTCGCGTTGCTAGGCTAGGTTTTTTGTTGCGAAAGGGTTTACAAAGTAGGTTATATACATACACTAGGGTCCCAAACGGGATGGAAATCTTGATATTTTTTTGTAAATCAACTACTATATAGGAAAGACCCTTTGTTTTTATTAGGTACCATACCCCCAGGGGGTATTTTTTTTAAGGTACCATACAGGTGGGGGGTATATATTTTATGAAAATAGAAAACCTTACTGAAGAAGAATTAAAAGATATCATTCTTAAAAAACAATTAGAATGGATTAAATTATGCCAAGATAATTTTTTGGTATTCGCTGAATCTGTTTGGCAAGATTTTATTTATCGTAAAGCAACAAACCCTAAAAAATACGGTCACCACCAACTTATTGCTGAAGCATTCCAAGACATTGCAGATGGAGATGCAAAGAGGCTCATCATTAATATGCCACCACGTCATACTAAATCTGAATTTGCATCTTACTTATTTCCTGCTTGGTATATTGGAAAGTATCCAAAGAAAAAAATTATGCAGGTTTCTCACAACGCTGAACTTGCGTCTAGGTTTGGAAGTAAGGTTCGTAACTTAATGAACACTAAGGAGTATAAAGAAATTTTTGGAAGTGTTACACTTCGAGAAGACAGTAAAGCAAAAGGCAGGTGGGAGACTAACCATGGCGGTGAGTACTTTGCAGCGGGAGTTGGCGGATCTATCACAGGTCGAGGGGCCGATTTGCTTATCATTGATGATCCACACACAGAGCAAGACTCTATGTCGGATACAGCAATGGAACGTGCCTATGAATGGTACAGTTCAGGGCCCAGACAACGTCTACAACCAGGTGGAAGAATTTTAGTTGTAATGACTCGTTGGGCTACTGACGATCTAACAGGAAGATTACTTAAAGCACAAAGCGGTAATAAATCAGATCAATGGAAATTAATTTCTTTCCCTGCAATCATGCCTGATGATAAACCTGTTTGGCCTGAGTATTGGAACAAAGAAGATTTAGATTCTGTTAAAGCTTCCATCTCCACTAAAAACTGGAACGCCCAATACATGCAAGACCCAACCTCTGAAGAAGGTGCAATTATAAAAAGGGAGTGGTGGGTAGATTACGATAAAGAAACTTTACCAAAATTAATACACGTCATTCAAAGTTATGATACTGCATTTTCTAAAAAAGAATCTGCCGACTATTCTGCTATCACCACCTGGGGTGTCTTTGAACCTGTAGAAGGTTATGAAAAAGCAATTATATTATTAGATGCAATGAAGGGTAGGTTTGACTTTCCAGATTTAAAAAACGTAGCCTTAGAGCAATATCATTACTGGGAACCGGAAACCGTGATTATTGAAGCTAAAGCTAGTGGTACACCATTAATTCACGAACTTAGACGTGCAGGAATTCCTGTAATTGATTATGTTCCAGCTAGAGGACGAGACAAACATACTAGAATAAATAGCTGTGCACCCGTATTTGAGTCTGGTATGGTGTATGCACCTTTAGACGAACACTGGGCACAGGAAGTCATTGAGGAGTGTGCAGCATTTCCTAACGGACAATACGATGACTATGTTGATTCTATGACCCAAGCTGTGTTAAGATATCGACAAGGTGGATTTGTTTCTACATATTCAGATGACTGGGATGATCCTCCAATGAAATTAGAAAAAGAGTATAAATATTATTAGGAGTTTTTTATGTCAATGAAAAAAGCTAGGTTCGGAGATTTTATGAACACTTTTATTGCAGACGATACAAGATCAGTAGCGGGCAAAAGTGGTGGAGCCGACAGTGGAACAGCCGGAGAGATTAGAAGCAAGTTAGGTAAATCTGATGTCGTAGAGAAAAAGAAAATTAAAAATTATATTAAAAAAAAGGTGGAACAAGGTAAAACAGTAATTAAAAAAACTAAAGAAGCTGCTAAAAAAACTGGAACAATTCTTGCAACTCCTATTAAAAAATTTCATGAAGCTGCTGAAGAAAATGTTAGAAAAAACGGACCTGTAAGAATATTTAAAAGATCATATTCTAAAGGCGGAGGAATGTCTGTAGGTCAAGCAAAACTTGCAGCTAAAGCTCCACCACCAAATAAAATTGATGCAAAAGATTTCGCTGTACTAAGAGCTGAGAAAGCAAAAGGCAGAGGCATGGGTCTTCAAGATGAAAAAATTAAACCAGGTAAAGTTATGAAAGCTAACAAAGGTAGGTTTTCTAAAATTCCTTTAGCCGGTAAAGCTACAAGCGTTGGTTCTACTACTATGAAGGGAATGAAATTTTCTGACAAAGCAAAAATGGTAGACGCAGGAAAAATTAACAAAGCTACAGGTAAGTTTACTTCTATGGAAGCTCTTAGAGAGTCTATAGGTTATAGACCGGGAGAGTCTACAGATAACTTCAATAAAAGAAGAATGGCTTTAGCTGCTGCTAAGAAAGCTGCCAAAGCAACTACTATTGGAAAAATAGTTTTACCTATAGCTGCTGCAGGAGTCGCTGCACAACAATATTTAAAATCTAAAATGAATAAGAAAAAAGATGTTGAGAAAAAAATGGGTGGCGGCATGATGAAAAAGCCTATGGGTTATAAACATGGAACATATGCGGGAAAAGGACCTTTGGGTGGGTCAGCACTACCACCAGCAGGAAGACCAGCATCACAAGAACAAAATAAAAAAAAAGGACCAGGTTTAATTTTAATGATGCCTGTTAAAGAAGGACCAGCTAATCAAAATACAACTATAAAAACAGTAAAGGTAAAAAACAGAGATGAACTAAAAAAAACATTAAGTTCCAGAATGGGTGGCGGAATGATGCAAAAGCCTATGGGTTATAATATAGGTGGTTATAAATCTAAAGAAGATAGAAAAGAAGCTGAAAAAAATATTAAACAAGCACGAAGTAAAGAAGGGTTAAGATCTTTTTTTTCTGATGCACCAAAAATAAACCAACCCATGAGAAAAGAAAGATATATGGAAGGTAAAAAAGCAAGACATTCAGCGTTTAAGAAAAAACTTGGCAGAACTGCTGCTGGTATAGCTTCAAGTTTAAACCCTGTCACTTCTGCTACAAGGTTAATTGGAAAAGTCATGGGTAAAGAATCAAAAAAAAGAGATTTTCAAAAAGGTGACTACGGAGATATATCTGTAAAAAAAATGAGTGGTGGTATGATGAAACCTATGGGTTATAGAACAGGCACTTTTGTCAAAGCACGTGGTTGTAAACTAGGTAGAACAAGACCTACTAAAATTACATAGGAGGGACAATGTCCCTACGTAATCTATTAGGGCTAGGTCGGAAACTTTTAAAAAAGAAAACCGTAACAGCGACACCGGACACCGTAAGAACCTCCACTGTTGCAGGACTACCTGAGATTAATCCATCTAGTTTGCGTACACAGGCACAAGTACCTGTACCACAAACAATTGCTGAGCAATCAAAAGCACTCGTTGTCAAAGATCCGGTAATCTCTAAGCCTTTTGCTTTGAGACCTATGGACAGTCTTAAAAACACTTTAATTGGAAAGGGTGATGATGCTATTGACCAGGATAAGTTATTCGGTTCGGTAACCTTTGATCGTATTGTACAAAAAGGTGATGGTTCTTTCTCTGCAGATGATTGGGCAAACTGGCTAACGGACAGGGGAAAAAGAAGTTTTAAATTATTTGGTAGAGATTTTGAAGATGGTTACGTTACAGGTAGACGTTTTAAATTAGACGAAGGTTTTGCTAAAGGATCTTATTTACGTAACAAAGAACAAACAGTGCCTATGGAAGAGTTATTTGATTCTAATATTGCAACCTTCGATAGAGCAGGAGACCTTTCAGGCGGACTTTTATATGCAGCAAAACAAGCAGGTATAAAAGTACCGGGAAGACTATTAGCAGACATGGTTAAAGATAACCCTGCTAACAGACTCAGAATTACTGAATTTGGTATTCCGGGTAATTTAATAAATAAAGCAGAAAATATTGTGCAACAAAATGTTGCTAAAGTGGATTCTATTGAAAAAACATTAACCACAAGTTATTTAAAAGAAGCAAATAAAATAGGAGACACTGTTATAGATCAAGAAAATTTAGCGCAGATAGCAAAAGAATATAAATTTGCTCTTAGGGAATTAAAAAATGAATTAACAACTTTAGCAGATAGTGTTGCGTCAGGTAAAGTGGTTGCCGCTCAAAATACGGGCAAGAAAATTGCTACTGTTATGAAACAATTAAAATCAGGAGCTAACCCTCAACAGAAATTAGCTTTTAATAAAATACAAGGTGAAGTAGATGATCTTGTAGCTTCAACAAAAGGAATGCGATCTCCCCACTACGCAACTCAAGAAGGCTATACTTTTCCTGGTGGACAAAATTACAGAGAAGCTGTTTTATCTTTGGACGAAGTTATACCTGGTAATTCTTCTTTAGGTAGAAGAAGAAACCCACACTTTGACGGAGAACTGAAAGAAATAACTAATCCTCTAGCACACATACGTTGGGATACTAGAACTACATCAGATGGTAAGAAAGCTTTTTTAATAAGTGAAATACAATCAGATACCAACCAGGGTATTTCAAGGTTTTTAAGAGAACAAGGCCAAGAGCCTTTAAACACTATGATGAGAACTAATCCTTACCAACAAGAAAAAGTAATTGAATTTTTATCCCAAAGTAGAAAAAAATTAAGTGATGATATTATCAAAGGTGGTTTGAGAGGTTCTGAAATAGAATTAAAATCTAATCAAATTAAAAAACTGGATAATTATATAAGTGGAATTACAAAAAAAACAGATGCTAGTTATGGTACATACGGAAATGTATCATCAGGACTTGGTTTCACACCAGAGAAGGTAGATTATTTTCCTTTACTTGACCGAGCTAGCCAAGCAAAAGCAACAATATCTTATCTAACTAATTTAGCGGCAAAAGAGGGTGTAGATTATATTTCAGTTGTTCCTGCAAACTATATGAAAAGAGGGATGGAACCAGCAAAAGTAAAAGCTTACACAGATTTTTATGGCTACCCTAAAGGTAATAAAACACCAGGGAGTAAATCATTAGCTGTTATTCCAGATATCCTGAAAAAAATGGGTAAAGAATTTGACACTAAAGCAGGTGTTATTAAAATTTCAAAATCAGATGTAACAAAACCTTTCAAACGTATACAAACGGAAGAAGTAGGTGTTCCAGGAGACAGAACTTATAAAATAGATACGCACCGAAGTGCTAGAATTGGTAAAGAAGGGGATGAAAATTTTGAGTATATACCAGACAACGACTTAAGATTGTACACAGACGTTTTTTCTGTTAAAGTATCTCCTAATATGTTAAATCCTCAAAAACTCTACAAAAAAGAAGGTGGGTTTATTAGCAAATATAACTAGGAATAATAATGGCAGTAGAAAAACAAAATCCAGAAACAACAGATATTTTAGAAGAAGAAATTCAAGACAGTCCTGAAGGGGTTAGACCAGAAGTAGATGTAGAAGTTGAAGGCGAAGAAGAGGTTGTTGAGGAAAGACCTCAAGACGATTTTAACGCAAACCTTGCAGAAAGCATGGATGAAAGAACTCTTAAAGAAATGGGTTCTGATTTAGTTGAAGAATATAAAAAAGATAGAACTTCAAGAAAAGAATGGGAAGATGCTTATATTAAAGGTTTAGATTTATTAGGAACTAGATACCAAGAAGTAACAAAGCCATTTAAAGGAGCTTCCGGTGTCACGCATCCATTGTTAGCAGAAGCGGTTACCCAGTTCCAAGCACAAGCGTATAAAGAACTCGTACCCTCTGATGGTCCTGTTCGAACACAAGTGATTGGACTACAAACACCGGCCACCGAACAACAAGCCGATAGAGTTAAAGATTATATGAATTACCTTCTGATGGAGGAGATGGAAGACTACACAACGGACATGGATCAGATGTTATTCTATCTACCTTTATCTGGATCTACTTTTAAAAAAATTTATTTTGATGCTATGCAAGACAGACCAGTATCTAAATTTATTCCAGCAGAAGATTTAGTAGTTCCCTACTACGCCTCTGATTTAAAAGATTGTGAAAGAATTACACATGTTATTAAAATGACAGAGAATGAAGTCACAAAGAAAATGGCTGCAGGTTTTTATAGAGATATTGATTTAAATGATAGCACCACAGAACCAGATTCAATTCAAAAAAAACTAAATGAACTTGAAGGGGTTAAAGGTACGGGCTCAGATCATTTAAATACTATTCTTGAGATGCATGTAGATTTAAACTTAGATGAGTTTGAAGACTTTGATGACAAAGCTAAAAAAATTAAAATTCCTTACATCGTAACTGTTGATGAAGGTAGTGGAGAGATTTTATCTATTTATAGAAACTACAAACCTGAGGATCCCACTTATTCTAGAACAGAATATTTTGTTCACTATAAATTTTTACCAGGATTAGGTTTTTATGGTTTTGGTTTAACGCATATGATTGGTGGTTTATCACAAGCTGCAACACAATCACTAAGACAATTGATTGATGCAGGTACTTTAAAAAATTTACCAGCAGGATTTAAAGCTAGAGGTATTAGAGTTAGAGATGACGATCAACCAATTCAGCCAGGAGAGTTTAGAGATGTAGATGCACCTGGAGGAAATATTAGAGATCAGTTTTTTAATTTACCTTTTACAGAGCCTTCACCAACATTATATAACCTTATGGGTTTTGTTGTTCAAGCAGGACAGAAATTTGCTGCCATTACAGATAGTGGTGTTGGTAATGATACTCAAAATAGAGCGGTTGGAACTACAATGGCGTTAATGGAAAGAGGATCACGAGTAATGAGTGGTGTTCACAAACGTTGTTACTACGCAATGAGGTTAGAATTTAAAATTTTAGCAAGAATTTGTGGCGAATCACTACCACCAGAGTATCCTTATGATGTTTATGGTGGCCCAAGAAATATTAAACAAGCAGATTTTGATAGAAGAGTAGATATTTTACCTGTTGCAGACCCAAATATCATGTCTATGGCTCAAAGAGTGACGTTAGCACAGGCACAATTACAAATTGCACAGTCAAATCCAGGAATGCACAACTTACATGAAGCGTATAGACGTGTTTATGAAGCACTTGGAACAAAAACTATAGATCAAATTCTTAAACCACCAGCAAAACAACCTGAACCTTTAGATCCTGCGAAAGAAAATGCACGTGCACTTCAAATGAAGTTACTTACAGCGTTTGAATTTCAAGAACATGATGCTCACCTACAAGCACACATGGCATTTATGCAATCTAGAATGGTTCAAATAAACCCACAGGTGTATGCGTTGCTACAATCACACATTTCAGATCACGTTTCGTTCAAAGCTAAGGCACAAGTTAAAGAAATGATAATGCAGAATCCAGAAATGGCACAAATGGCTCAACAAGATCCTCAACAATTCGAAATAATGTTTGAAGCGGAGGTTGCAAAGGTTGCTGCACAGATAACTCAAGAGTTAGTTCAATCTGAAATGGCTTCACAAAATAAAGAAGACCCTTTAATTAAAATTAAACAACAAGAAATTGATTTAAGAGCTATGGATCTTCAAAGAAAAGTTGAAGAAACTAAATTTAGAGCTGATCAAGAAAATCAAAGAGCTTCAGATAGACTTATGTTTGATTATGATAGACTTTCACAACAAGATGAACAATCTGACGAACGTTTAGAGGTTGCTAGAGAGAAAATGAACAAGAAATGAGAAAAGGATTAAGTGGAGGTGTTAAATCAGGACCACCACCTAAAAGAGGGCCTAACCCACAAGGACTAACTGAAAAAATTTACAAAAGTGTCACTTCATACACAAAAGGATTCTTACGAAAAGCTAAGCCAAAAAAATAAGTTAATATTTTTAGCTGGCGTTTTTGATGGAGAAGGAAGTTCGGGTATTTGGTCGTCCGGACGTGGTCGATCTAGAAGATTTGGTATGACCGTAGAGACAAGCGATAAAGATATGGTCAAAAGGTTCCATACTATGTTTGGAGGTTCTTTTTTTCTTTGTCCAGCACGTCAAAAACACCACAAAGACACCTGGAGATGGAGAGTAGTAGGAGATAGGGCTTACGAATGTATGGATAAAATGATATCCTATATGTGTTTAAGAAGACAGGAGAAATACAATGTGGATACAAGCAATATCACTAGCAAGTAAAGCGGCTACTCATATCTATAAGAATAAGCAAGAGACTAAAATGCTTATGTCTGATGCTGAAAAGCGTCATGCTTTAGCGATGGCCAAAGGTGAGAAAGAGTACCAAGGTAAACTCTTGAATTCTCGAGATTCAGACTGGAAAGACGAATTTATTTTACTTTTGTTGTCGCTGCCCATCGTTTTTTTAGGAATAGCAGTTTGGTCTGACAATCCAGAGCATATGGAGAAGATGCAATTATTCTTCGAGTATTTTGGTAACCTTCCATTTTGGTACCAAACAATTTTCGTGGGTGTTATAGCATCTGTCTATGGACTTAAGGCAACAGATTTAATTAAGAGGAAATAAAATAATGCCATTAAATAAAAAAGGTAAAAAAATTAAAAAAGCTTTGACCAAACAATACGGCAAGGAAAAAGGCGAGAAAGTTTTTTATGCTATGGAGAATTCTGGTAAAGTAAAAAAAGTAAAAAAACTAAGAGGTGGAGGTATGGATGCTGGTAATAAATCCAACCAAGCAAAAAGTGCTGCCATGGGTAAAGCAGGTGTAGATAATCAAGTAGCCTCTGCTACAAATTACAGTGGACTTGGTAATAGATCTAACTCCACAAAAGATGCACTAACAGCACAAAACAAAGGTGCAAGAGCTGCCATTAGTCCTAGTACAACTACAGGAAATAGAATTGCATCTG